CGCTCAACTACGCCGACACCTACCCGACCCTGTCGGCGCAACTCGCCAAGGTGCAGAGCTACGGCGGCAAGACCATTGCGAAGGGTTCGCGCCTCGTCAAAGACGCGCTGCTGTCGATTCGCAGCGTGCGCAACAAGGGCGAATTCACGGCGTTCTGGCGCGGCGAGATTCAGGCGAATATGGAGGCGGTCGCGCTCACGCCGACCCAACTGTACGAAAAGGTCAAGTACGAGGCGGAGGACGAAACCGGGTACGTTCCGGTTGAAAAGCTGCGCGAAGCGTTCTCGGACTTCGACCCGCTGACCTCTGACGAGTGGTGCATTTCCGCCGACGGCCAGAGCGTCACGAGCGCCGCGGACTACTACACCGGCAGCTATGCGACGTTCCTCGCGCAGGCCAATGCGGACCTCGACGCGGCGACCGACCCGGACGTGCGCGCCAAGATCGTGCGCCAGATCGAAGCGGCCAAAGAGCGCATCAACGTGGTTGACGTGTCGAAAATGACCTTCAGCCTCTTTACGCCGCACGTCACCAACCTGCAAAAGCTCGAATTCCTGAAACAGTACGTGTCGAAAGACATTTTCCTGACGACGGATGCGAACGGCCGCGAGGTTTTCGACATCAAGCAATCCAAGCCCGGCAGCTACGCGAGCGCGGAGGACATGGCGACCTACAAGGCGATGCAGCGCTTTGTGAAGGGCTATCTGAAGAACCAGAACATCACGACCCAGTCGAAACAGATCGACGTGGAGTCGGACCCGGAGCGCGAGGCCGCGCTAATTCAGCGCATCAAGGGCATTGCGGATGCGGCCAAGGCGCAATTCGACGCATGGGCGCGCGCGAACGAGGAAATTCAGGTTTCGCTGCACAACAAGCTGAATTCGCCCGACGCGCTGCGCTTTATCGAGGAGCCGGACGGCACGCCGCTCGATATCCCCAATCTCAATACGACGACGTTCCGCCCGCACCCGTACCAGTATGCGGCGGCGCGCAAGTACGCGCGGCACTTCTCCGGCGTGCTCGGCTTTGACGTGGGCCTCGGCAAGACGCTCACCTCGCTGGCGACCGTGCAGTACACGCAGGCTATCGGCGTGAAGAAAAAGACGGTTTTCGTCGTGCCGAACTCGACCCTCACGAACTGGAAAAAGGAAGCCGGCAAGGCGTACCTCGATACGTCCGATTGCCTGTTCGTCGGCATCGTGCAGGGCAAGAACGGCAAAGACAAGGTCGATAACGCACAGGTCAAGGCTGACCTCGGCGTGATTCGCGAGAACCGCCACAGCAAGATTTTCATGACGCTCGAAGCGTTCAAGCTGATCCCGCTGCGCGAGGAGACGCTCGACGCCTACGTGCAATACCTGACGGAAAACGACGACGCCTATCTGCTCGCGGAGGAGGACGAGAGCAAGAAGCGCGCGAACATCGCCGCCGATTCGAAGGCCGCCAAGGCGAAAACGCTCGGCGAGAAGTCCGGCGCACTGCCCTACTTCGAGGACATGGGCATTGATTCGCTCGTGCTCGACGAGGCGCACAACTACAAGAACTCCAAGATGACCTCGTCGGAGTTCAAGGGCGCGAAGTACCTCGCGGACCCGTCCAAGTCGCAACGCGGCATGGATATGCAGGCGAAAGCATGGTACGTGCGCGGCCTCACGCCCCGAAACGACGGCGTGCTATCGCTCACCGCGACGCCCGTCACGAACAGCCCGCTCGAAGTCTATTCGATGCTGACGCTGGCACTTGGCGAGCGCGAAGTCAACAACATGTACGGCGTCAACGGTGCCGATTCGTTCATGGCCGGCGCGTGCGATATCGAGGAGCGCAACGAGGAGAACATCGTCGGCATGCTGCGCCCGGTGCGCGTCTTTACGGGCCTGCAAAACGCCGGCCTCTTGCGTCGCCTGCTGCAAACGTCGGCGCTCATCAAGACCGCGGCAGACGTGAAAGCCGACGGCATCAATATTTCGGTGCCGGAATACGAGGAAATCGCCACGGGCGTCGATATCGGCGAAGAAGCGTTCGCCCGCATCATGGCCTACAAGGATGAATACCTCGACGCGGTCGAGGCCATGAAAGCAGGCGGCGCGTCGCCGGAGGAGAAGCTGGCGGGCAGCCCGTTCAACCTGATCCGCAAGATGACGCGCGTCATCAACGATCCGGAACTGGATAAGGGCATTTTCACGTTCAAGTTTGATGCGACGCAGGCTGAAGGCGCGCAAAAGGCGGTCGCGGCATTCAACGCGAAAAACCTCGTCGAGGAGCGCGATTACGACGATCCGAACGCCGACCCGGCTGACGTGAAAACCAAGATCGTGAAGGACACGGAGACAGGCGACGCCATCGCCAAATTCCTCGTGACCGTGCGCGCGCGCATCAACGGCGGCGATATCGAACTGCTGTCGGTCGATTACGCGACGCAGGACGTGCTGCTCAAGCTCCTCGAAAAGGAAGGTATCGAGCCGGGCATCAATATCAGCCCCAAACTCGCCGCCGTCATCGAGAACGTCAAGGCGGAAGCCGCGACGCCGCGCCATATGGGCCACGCCAAGCAGATCATTTTCTGCGACGAACTGAGCCTGCATCACAAAATCCGCATTGCGGTGGCGAACGCCATCGGCCTGTCGCTCTCGAAGGTCAAGGTCGTCAATGCCGTATCGGTTGACGTGGCGGGCATGCAGGACGTACAGGACGGCTATAACGCCGACGGCGAGGACAACAAGTACGAAATCGTCATCGCCAACAAAAAGGCGGAGGTCGGCATCAACCTGCAAAAGGGCACGCAGGCTATCCACCATATGACGATTGGATGGACGCCGGACTCGATTCATCAGCGTAACGGCCGCGGCGTGCGTCAGGGCAACCCGGTCGACAGCGTCAACGTGTACCACTACGACGCGGACGGCACCTTTGACGCCTACAAGCGCAAGCTCGTCGGCATCAAGGCGGACTGGATCGGCTCGCTCATGCAAGGCGACTCCTCGAAAATCAAGATCGAGGGCGATATGTCCTCGTCGGATTACGAACTGCTCGCCAACGCCGTGGGCGATGCCTCGGCGATGGACCGCATCAACGACGAAATCGCGCTGCGCAACAAGCGCGCTCGCGCGGCGACGAGCCGCAACACGCAGCTTCAAAGCGTGCGCATCATCGAGGCGCAAATGAAGTGGCTCGGGCGCTTCGGCGCTGACGAGCGCGGCGACGAGCGCCAAGGCTTCTCGGCATGGGTCAACTCGAAAATCGCCGTCGTCAACGGCACACGCGAGAAAATCTCGGCGCTGCAACTGCGCCTGTCGGAAACGAAATCCGACCTCATGGCGGCACGCCTGCGCAAGCAGATTACGGAACTTGCCGGGCTGCTCGAATCGCAACTGAAGGTACTGGATGGCCTCGCTACCGATTCGAGGGGTGTCGCGCAGGCGCGAAACGGCTATTCGACGATCACGGACGCGGAGCGCGCATCGCCCGCGTATGCGAACTACAAAAAGGACTTGAACATCGCGCAGCGCATGATGGACGAGGCTGCCGTGTCGTTTAACAACCGCACCGACGACGGTTATTCGGCCGATGCGCTCGACCAGTTCCGCGCGGGCGACGCGCAGATCATCGGCGGCACGCTCGTTGCCGTCGGCTCATTCGTTGAGCATCAGGGCAAGCTGCTCGTCGTGCGCAAGCCGACTCGCCACGGCGACACCGCCCTGCTCGGCTTCGATCCGTCCAATCTGCGCGATACAGACCTGCTGCGCTTGACTGGCGCGACGTTCATCGCGCGCGGCGGCGAGGGGTGGAGTGAGGCAGTTTCGCGCGCGGTCGCGGCCGATGTGGCGACCATCGAGGCAAATTCGGACGGCTTCAGCGTGGACAGCGTGAACCTGTATTCGATGCTGGTTTCCGACGTGCGCGACGCACTGCCGGTTTCGATTCCATCTGGCTCGCTCTGGCGCGACTCGTTCTCTTTCAAGCCGCCCTACTTCCCGTATGTGCTCGAACAGAATGCCGCGGGCGGCGCGCTGATTGAGCGCATCAAGGGCGAGCAGGCGTCGATGATCGTTTCGCAGAGTGAGCGCTATGTGACGCTGTCGGACCTGCGCCTGATCGGTCCGAGTATCGGCACGAGCACGGCGGCGCGCGCGGCGGCTATCCATGCCTACTGCCTTACGCACAACCTGCGCGCGAGCGGTAAAGACCTGACCTCGATTGACTCGCGCCTGACACTTCAGGAAGTGATTTCGAGCCTCGAACTCGACGACGCATTTTTCAAGGCCCTGCCCGATGGCGTCGCCTCGTGCAAGACGCCGGAAGAACTGGATGCGTGGGCGCTCGCGTGGTTCAACAGCAAGACGGCATGGCTCGAAGTCAACGACCTGTCCAATGTGCTCGGCTTCGAAATGCGCCGCTACCGCGAGCAGCAAAACAAGATCGACGACGGCCGCGAGCGTTGGGTCATCGTTGGCTCCGATGCGCGCTATGCCCTCAGCGGACCGGCCAAGGCGATACTGAAAACTGCCATCGAGGGCGGGCTATTCGTGTCCGAGATTCTCGAAGCGTCGTCGCGCAATTCGTATGCTTCGTACATGCCTGCGACGTTCCTCGCCGATGGCGTGAGCCGCAAGCTCGCCGAAATCCTGTTCGAGGAGGGCAACCACATCGAACTGAAGGTGGGCGTTGATGACGTGCGCGCGGCGCTGATGGTGCCGAAGTCGGCGCGCCTGTATGTCGAGACGTGGGCGGATGCCATCAGCATGGCGATGGCGCTTTTCTCCGGCTCGTGGGCGGCGATGGTGGGCTGGGCGAAGGTCGCACGCGCGGCGCGCGCGGCGGACGCGGCAGGCACGGACGTGAAGGGCATCCTCGCGCTGCTCGAACAGCAGCCGGGCGTCATTTCTGCGCGCATTGCAACGGAAGATTATTACTTTCCGGGAGATAAGTGGACGCGCGCCTCGTTCATGTACGAAGCTGGCAAGTATGTGAATCTCGCTCTCGTGCAAGGCGGCGCGGCCTCGAACAAAATCGCCGTCAAGGGCGCGGCGGGCCTGCAAGGGCGCACCTTCAACAGCAGCAACAAGGCGTTTCGCATCGCCGTGGAAAGCGGCAAGACGTTCAGCAACGGCGCTCCTGTAGCCTCTCTGGAAAGCCTGCTGACGCATCTTGGCCTGAGCATGGCGGACTATCAGGCGTAATGCACCGGCCGCCGCTCGACACGGGGCGGCGGCCTCTCACACAGGACATTGAGCCATGACGATTACGGCTTACAAGATGGACCCTGCATATCTGCAGGCGAAGCAGGCGGAGTATCAGGCGCAGGTCGGCGCGGGCGCGGCGCTGCTGCCCGTGTTCGTTGCGCAGACCGCCAAGGTGCTCACGCGCGACAAAAAACAATACCTGCGCTATGGCCCCTACTGGTGGGCGATCAAGCGCATTCTGATCGAGCAAGGCGTCGGCGTCGGCACGTATCAGGAACCCATTTGGGCGAATGAATACGCGTGCGAGACGCCGGAACTCACGTTGATTGCAGCGTGGGAATTCTCCGACGACTCGACCTCATGGGGCGTGCAGACACGCGAATACGACCTCACGGACGATATCTCGATGCTCCTCTATGACCCGGATATGGAGGAGCCGAAGTAAGGCATTGCAACGCGAAAGGGGGTGGTCCTATCTCGACCCGCGCCAAGCGGCGGATATAACGAACGCCTCAACGATTGCCCGGCCCCGCGCCGGGCTTTTTTTGTGCCCGGCCCCAACCCAGTGCGGCGGGCCGCCCGTAGTCCGCGTACTTGATTTTCAGCCAATCGCGCGAACGCCCGCGCTGATAGGGCGATGCGAGCCGCTTCGCTACGATCCCCTCAAGATCGCGCGCCTTTGCTTGCTCGAATACCCATTGCCCTGCGCCAACGATGCCGCTCGCGACGATCAAGGTTTGCGTGTCGTCGAGCGCGTCGCGCAGATAGCGCTTGCGCTCGACGAGGGGAAGCGCGCGCAAGTCGTGACCGTCGAGCCAGAGCGCATCGAACAGGTACAGCCGCGCCGGATGATCGCGCGCGGCCGCGCGCACGTTCTCCGGCCGCTTTGTCACGGCGCGCCGCCGCAACCGCTCGAAAGACGAGCGCCCGCTCGATTCGTCAACGGTCAATTCCGCATCCAAAACGAAATCCCCCGGCACCGCTGCCACGGCCTGCACTATGTCTGGAAACGAGTGATTCAGAGGGTTCCCCTCCCTGCTGACAAGCTCGATGCGCTCGCCCGTCTTTCTGACGAGGCACCGATAGCCGTCGTACTTCAGTTCGAACAGCCATTCGTCATCGGAGAACGCCCGCCGCAGGAGCGTCGCGAGCATTAAATCGGCCGCCTCAATGCTTGGCGGCAATGTCATGGCGGCCAAGCCAAGCGGACACGAACGCGGCTTTCGCCCAAGCGAACGCATCGTGCCCGGCCTGCGCCTCGCTCAATCCTGAGAACGCGCAGAAGTGGTCGAAATCGTCGAGCGCGGTATGGCCGATTTCGTTGCGCGGCATGGGCGCTCGCATGATGTTCGCGAGCAGTTCATCGGGATTCTGGTAGCACATAGCGCCCTCCTCTTTCCCGTTCAAGCAAGCAGGGTTCCCGGCGCTATTCGGCCGCGCGCCGGGCTTTTTTTTGCGCGACGCGCGCGTCACGCGCGAGCCGGTTCATTTCGATGCGCTCTTTCAGCGTAAAGCGCCGAAGCGCGGGCGGGCACGACTTGGGCGGGCGCGTCGGCGGCTTTCTCATAGCGGATGCTCCTTTAGATAGGTGCGCAGCGCATCGCTCATGCGTTTTTGCCAGCCGCGCCCGGTTGCGCGGAATGTCCGCACTATGTCGGCATCGGTCCAAACACGGTTCGCGCGCGTTGGCTCGGCGCGTCGCGGGTAGCGCGTGACAGGCTTACGCATGTTCCGCGCGGATCGCTTCGAGCGCGGCGCGCACCATGAAACCGCTGCGCGTTTCGCGATGACGTTCCGCGTACTCGTCAATCTGCGCGAGCACGAAGCGCGGCAGGCTGATATTGACGCGCTCCGGCTTTACGTCGAAGCGCGCCGGATCGACCTCGACGAACGCCCAAAACGCGCCCGCATAGTCGGGATTCTCGCGCAAGCTCTCGATATCGGACGGCTCGAACGTGACCGTATCGCCCGCCTCGATTGAGGTTTCGACCCACCCTTCGATGGCCTCAAGCGTGTTCGTGAGCGCGACCGCGACGGACTCGCCCGCCGACGTGCAGCCCGGAAAGTCCGGCACGCTTACACCGTAGTCCGAATCCGGGTCTTTGTGGATGGCGACGGGGAATTGCATATCTGCTCCATTGAGTAGTGCCCGCATGGCTTGACCGGCCAGCGGGCGGGTTTTACTTCAACTTCAGGCCCGACGTGCGCTCGATGCTTTTCAGCGTTCCGATTGCAACGTCGGAGTTGGGATGCGGCACTGTGACCGTGCCCGGCTTGGTTGGATGCCTGAAGTGGTGATGACTCCCCTTCACGCGCTGCAACGTCCACCCGTCCCGCTCAAGCATTCGAATCACGTCCTTTGATTTCATCGAGAGTTCTCCGAGTGCTCAATGTGTATTCTATACACACCGGGCAGAAGCTCAAGAAAAATGTGTATCTACGTGTGTAAAAATAATGCTTGCGATAGTTTTTGTGAGCGCATACACTAATCGAACTGACACACACGAAGGGAGCCGGACATGAACGAACAACAGTATTACCGCCACGCTCGCAGCCTTGGCGCATTCTCCGCGCAGGACGCGCTTGCACTGGCGCGCGAGGCCGCCGAACTGGACCGCGCCGCGGCAGCGAAGCGAATCGCGCCGCCTGCCGTCGTGGCGCGCGAGGTGATGCCCGACGACAGCGCGCCGATCCACCTGAGTTTTGGCGTGACCGTGTACTAAGCCAAGCCCGCCGCGTGCGGGCTTGGCCACTGAAGCGGTACTAAATCCACCACACGAGGCAACGCATGAACAAGCTGACGCAACTTCAGATCGACGCAATGGAGGCCATGCTGGCAAACGACGAGGCAAGCACGGACGAAGAATTGACCGCGCACCTTGTCTCCGAAGTGGGCGTAGCCATCGAACTCGCCGATTTTGCGATCATCCATCGCGACGCCTTTCTGAACATGGACCCGGCTAACCCGCCGTCGCTGCGCGACCTGTGGAATAGCGGCGGCATTGCTGACGAGGCGCGCGCGGAACGCTGCCTCTCGCCCGGCTACGGCTCGTAAGATCAACCCGCCCGGCCGCGCGCCGGGCCTCACACAAGGAACCCGCCGAATAATGGCTCTCGACCTCTCGAAAATACCCGCCGACGTGCTCGCCGACATTCGCAAACGCGGATATTCGGACGAGGAAATCGCCCACTTCACGCCTGCCGACGCATTCAATCACTTCTGCATGTGGCACGGCCTCATCAACTGGGGCGATAAGCTGATTCGCACCCTCGACGCCCTCAGAGCATCGGAGACGAAGTAATGCCACGCCCGATTGAACAACCGACCGTCACGCGCGAGCCGCGCGCAGGCGGCGAGGAAACCGTGAAGTACGAGCACCCGGCATACGCGACGATTGGCGCGCATCGCACGAGCACGCACGCGAACCTGTACGGCTCGGATTTCACGCATCACAACACGGTGCGTATCAGCATCCACAAGAGCCGGCTGACGCGCGGCCTGTCTACTGACTGGGTCGACTCGGACCTACGCCCGTACATCGAAGTCGAATTGAGCGAGGCGCAATGGGCCTCGTTTGTGTCGAGCATGAATGTGGGCATGGGCACGCAATGCACGCTGCGCGAACTGGGCGGGAAGTCGATCCCTGACCTGCCAAGCCCGGAAAGCCGCCGCGAACAATTCAAGGGCGAGGCGGTCAACGCCTGCCGCGAAGCGTTCGCCGCGCTAGACGAACTGAAGGCCATGCTTGCCGATGCGAAGCTCTCGCAAAAGGCGCGCGACGACCTCGCAAAACAGGCAGAGCGCGTGCGCTCGCGCATGAATAGCTCCCTGCCCTTCGTGCTAGATATGTTTGGCGAGCACATGGAAACAGCCGTCGAGAAAGCTAAGACGGAAATCAACGCCTATTACGTGTCAACAGTGCAGCGCGCGGGCCTCGCCGCGCTCGCGGGCGAGGCACCGCCGCTACAACTCAAAGGAGCCTGACCGTGGAAAAGATCGACCTATTTGCTTTCGCTCGCGGCGATACGAGCGTTGGCATTCCGAATGCGCAATGGACGGTTGAGAATATCGGCCCGCTCGACGCGCACGACGGGCAGCGCGAGGCAGTACGGCAGGCGTTCTCCGACGCATTCGGCAAACTCGCCGATGGAAAGGTCGAAATCCGGTTTAGTGACGAGCTAGAGGCGGAGCAGACTGCGCGCATCGAGGCGGAACTTGAAAACCGCATCGACGAGGCGAACGACTATCGCGCGCCCGAGCGATGATTCAATCTGAATTATAAGGAAGGGACGCTATCGCACGCTGACCCTTCCAACGCATCCGCGTGCCCTGTATAGTCTCACCCGTTGTCGTTGCTTTCTGTGGTGGTAAGCGCGGCGATGCGAGCGTGAGACTCGCAAGACGGTAGGGAGGCCAGCCCGACCCGTCGCCATGTTTGATTCCTGAAGTCGAAAACCCCGGAGGGCAGCGCGCCCTACCGGGGTTTTTTGCTTCTGGCGACGCGCGAGGAAAACGCAAGACGAGGGCACGCGGGAACGGCGGCGAAGATGGACGCTGTTCTAATCTCGCCTCTCGCCATGCCAACCACTGACGAACCGCGCGGCAAATCCAAAGGCTTTTTGTCGAAGCTGTTCGGCAGCCGCGCTGACAACAACACCATTTCCGAGACTGAGCAGATCGATTCCTTCACCGATGGGATGACGGTGTCGATGCTGCTCGGCAATGCGAAGCGCCCGGCGCGCAACCGCCAGCAGCTTTACTACAAGTGGATGGAAATGTCGGGCGATCCGATCATTTCCACGGCCCTGCGCCTGCACGTCACGGCCGCGCTCGGCGGTCACGAAACCTCGGGCGACGTGGTCTTCATCGAAACCGCGCCGGACGCCAAGGAGGACAAGCAAAAGGCCAAAATCGCGGAGGAAATCTCCGCGGACCTCGCGCCGATTTTCAACAGAATCGCCTATACCGTCGGCTTCAATGGCTCGGCATTCGGCGACGCCTACGGGCGCATCTATACCGACGGCAAAAACGGCGTGGTCGACGTGTATGTTGACGAGCAGGTACACCCGTCGATGATTACGCCCTACGAGCGCGGCAATCAGACCGTGGGCTTTGTGGCCTCGTCGGGGCCGAAGTCATCGACGCGCCTCACGCTCTACCAGATGGCGCGCATGAAAATGCCGCGCATGGTCTATATCCCGCAAGTGCGCGCGGTGGAAAAGGCCATCAAGCTCGCGCTCGCGGAGGACGATATCAACGCCCTGCCGCTGATGCCCTCGCTTGTGGGCGGATCGTTTCTCGACGGCGCGGAAAGCCCCTTCGACCAACTGACGACGGCGCTTGTTAGCCTGACCGGTCAGCGTGTGCTCGACTCGATTGACGAGTCGATGATTACGATGAATCAGGACGGCATGACCAAGCAGCAACGCGAGGACGTGATGCGCAACATCACGAAAATCCTCAAGGCTTCGAAGGCGCGCGCCGAGGCGGCCGTCAAGAGCGGCAAGCCGTTTCTCGAACGCATCTTTCACATCATCCCGACCTACGGCGAAAAGCAACTCACCGCGCTTAACGGCAGCATCACGAGCGGACAGGGACGCGGGCCGTCCGGCTCGATCAGCATTGAGGACGTGCTGTTTTACGCGAAGCTCCTCGCGGGCGCGCTCGGCACCGACCTGTCGATGCTCGGCTTTTCTGAAATCCTGTCGGGCGGACTGGGCGATGGCGGCTTTTTCCGCAACTCGGCGCAGGCCGCGGAACGCTCGCGCCTGCTGCGCGTGGCGCTCACCGATTTTTTCAACGCCATCATCGACGTGCATACCTACCACAAGTACGGCATCGTCTATGCGCGCGCCGAGCGGCCGTGGCACGTCAACTTCTACGGCACGATTTCCGCGCTCGAATCCGAGCGTCAGCACACCAAGTCCGAGGCAATGAATTCGGCCGCCATCATGGTGCAGACGCTTGCGCAATTGCGCGACTTGAGCCTCGACGACAAGGCCATGAGCGAAATCCTCACGAAAATCATGCTGCTCGACGAGGAGCAGGCGCAATTGATCGTCAAGGGCATGCCCAAAGCGCCGGCAGAGGGCGAAGGCGACGACTTCGGCGGCGACGGCGGCGGCGGCTTCGGAGGCGGCGGCGGTGGCGGTGGCGGATTCGGCGGCGGCGCGCCCAAGCCGGGCGGATTCGGCAAGCCTGCCGCGCCTAAGCCGGGCGACGCCAATCCCGACGACGAGGAATAAGCATGTCGATTTTTGACGACGTGACGCAGCGCCTGACCTCGCAAGTCACGAGCAAGGTCAATAGCCTCGTGTCGGGCTTTTCGGCGGCCGGCGCGGGCCGCGCGCTGCTGCAAAACGCGGTCGGCCGGTATCTGCCGCAGGCATCCGGCGCGCTGAACAAGGCGCTCAACGGCGACTATCTCGGCGCGGGCCTCGACGCGTTGCGACAGACGAAGATCGGCCAGAAGATTAAGCAGACCCTCAACGGCCAGCTAATCTCCGACCTGCTTTACAAGAGCAACCGCAATCCGCTGCTCGGCGGCATCACGCCCTACGAGGCGCAGCAAATTTGCGCGCAAGTGCAGGCTACGCAGTACGCGAAAAAGAACTTGTTTTTTGTCGAAATCCTCGACTTCTATCCGGACGCGGGCGGCACGCAGGGGCAGACCTCAACCCTGTTCAACATGTTCGCGACCAACATTTCCATCGGTCCGCTGACGATTTCGGGCGAGGGTCGCGCCATCGGTGCGGCCGTCATGGACGTGCTGCACGGCACTGAGCGCACCGAAATGCGCATCACGACCTATGACGACGCTTACGGGTCGATCAAGCGCTGGTTTCAAACGCGCTGCGAACTGATTGCGCGCTCCGATGGCACGTTCGGCGTGCCGGCCGATTACCTCGTGCAAGTGCGCATCCTGCACGCGGCGGTCAATGACGAGGTGATGTCTCTGTATGGCGGCTACGAAGAAAAGTACGTCATGCGGTGCGGCAACCTCGAAACCGAACTGAGCCGGTCTGAGGACGGCCTGCAGGAAATCCAAATGTCGTTCGTTCAGTTCGACTCGTTCATGTTTGACCAGACCTGACCATGATTAAAGCGGATTCACAGGGGTTCCTGATTGCCGACAAGTCGCTCGAACTGGGCGACCTGACAGCCGGCATCGAAGGCATCCGAAGCGACACGAGCGCAATCCTCGCGCTGCTGCAAAAAGGCGACAAGGCGGGCCTGCTGCGTCGTCAGACGGTGCCCAACCCCAACAGCAAGCCAAGCGGCGCGCAGCCGCCCTCCTCGCTCGCGCAAAGCACTGAGCGCGCCTCGCGCGCGGTCGTAACGCCGCGCATGTCCGCAGGCACGGCCGCATGGGAGCGCCCACGCGACGAGCGCGGCCGGTTCATCGCGCGCACGCCCACGGCAGAAGCGGTCATGCCCGCGCGTGTGGCGACGCCCAAGCCGCAGGCAGCGCCCGTCAATGCACCGCAAACCGCGCCCGCGACGCCGGCCGCACCGGTCGAAGCCAAGCCCGCGCGCGCGCCGCGCAACGCGACACCAACGCCCGCGCCCACGCCGGCACCCGCACCCGCGAGCGACCTGACGCCCGTTACGCGGGCGGTCAACTCGCTCACGCGCGTGCAGGCGGCGCAGGCCGCACAGGCGGCGCGCGAGGCCCGCGCTGAAGCGTCAGCCAAGAATCAGGGCAAAGACGAGGCCGCGGCGGCGCGTGCGGCCACGCAGACTCGCGACGCACGCGGGCGCTTTGGCTCGGGCGGCGCAAGCGATAGCGAGGGCGGCGAAGGCGGCGGCGTGCTCGCGAAACTCAAAGGGCTGTTCTCACGCCCGGCTGCGCCCGATATGGGCGACTTCGACAAGGTCGATCCGACCATCGAGGCATCCAAGGAATTCGGCAAGCTCGTGAGCGGCCCGCTGACGACCGTCGGCAACCTCGGCAAGGCGGCCGTCGGCAAGATCACGGGCGGCGGCAAGGATGGCGCAATCCCGTGGTATCGGCGCATCTTTTCGGAACTGCGCCTCACGCGTGAGCAGCAAAGCGATTTCGGCATTGCCGAGCAGCGCACGCTGAAGGATATCGAGCGCAAGACGGGCATGGGCGGCGAAGGCGGCGCGGCCAAGGTCGGCATGCTTGGCATGCTCGGCGGCGGCCTGATGAAGCTGCTTGGCGGCGCGGGCGGCGGCCTCATGAAAATGCTTGGCGGCGCGCTCGGCGGTGGCGGCGGCCTGCTCAAGGGACTGGGGCGCGGCGCGATGGGCCTCGGCAAGGGCATGCTGCGACGCCTGCCGCTACTGGGCGCGCTGTTCGCAGGCGGCTCGGCGCTTGCCTCGATTTTCGGTGGCGACGATCCGAGCAAGAGCGCGGAGGAAAACCGCAAGGACCGTTTCACGGGCGCGGGGTCCGGTATCGGCGCACTGATTGGCGGCGGTATCGGCATGCTACTGGGGCCGGTCGGCGCGATTGTGGGCGGCGTGCTCGGCGACAAAATCGGCGAACTTGTCGGCGCGTGGCTCGCTACGGTCGATTGGTCAAAGGTTGCGGCGACGATCACGGGCGCATGGGATTCGACCGTCGGGTTTTTCAAAGACTCGTGGAAAACCGTTACCGACAAGCTCGGCGAAATCGGCAAGACGGTCAGCGAGGCGTGGAAAACCGTTATCGATGGCGCGAAAGCCTTCCTGAAAGACAAGTTCGGCATCGACGTTGACGCCATCGCCAAAAAGGGCGGCGAACTGGTTGACGCCGGCAAGGCGAAGGCCGCGGAGGTTGCCAAGCCCGTTGTCGACACGGTCAAGGCCGGCGCGGACAAGGCCAAGGAGGTGGGCAAGGCGGCCGTCGACTACGGCAAAGAGCGCGTCGAGAAATTGGCCGAGCCGATCCAGAACGCGGCATCGAATGCGGCGGACGCGGTCAAGGGCTGGTTTGGCGGCGGCTCGAAGGGCAACAAGGCGGCGCTCATGCAAGGCATGGTCAACGCCGGTATCTCCGATCCGAAAGAGCAAGCCATGTTCATGGCGCAGATGGATCACGAGTCGGGCGGATTCCGCTCGATGGAGGAAGGCACCAAGTACAAGCCCAAGCAATTCCTGAAACTGTTCGGCGCGCGCGCTGGCATCAAGACCGAAGCGGAGGCGCAAGCCATCCTCGACCAAGGGCCGGAGGCGACCGCCAACGCGATGTATGGCGGCGACTGGGGCCGCAAGAATCTCGGCAACACCGAGGCGGGCGACGGCGCGAAGTTCAAGGGCCGCGGCTTTACGCAGTTGACGGGCCGCGCGAACTACACGGCCGCGGCGCAGGGCACCGGCCTCGACCTCGTCAACCATCCGGAACTGGCGGCGGACCCGGCCAATGCCGCAAAGATTGCGACGTGGTACTGGCAGAGCAAGAAGGGCCTCGCGGACGCCGGCAAGTCGGGCGACGTGCTTGCCGCGACGAAGAAAATCAACGGCGGGACCATCGGCCTCGACGACCGCAAAGAGAAATACGAAAAGTACCTTGCGCAGGCGAGCAAGCCCGGCTTTGCGCCCGATGCAAAGGCCGTCGGCGGCGCGACTGCGCTCGCATCGACTGCGCCGGCTTCGCCCGCTACGGCTGCCGCGTCGAGCGCACCCGCCTCAACGCCCGCACCCGCTGCGCCGGCCGCTTTGGCCTCGACCACGCCCACCGCGCCGGTTGCGACGAGCGCTGCGAGGCCAGGCATCGAACGCGCGCCGGCCGCGGCCGTGGTTGCCGCCGCGCCGGTCACGGTTGCCCCGCCGCCCGTGGTTGCCGCTGCTGCGCCGCCCGCGCCGCCGCGCGTGAGCGTGGCATCGGTCAGCGTGCCCGCGGCCTCGAACGCGCCGCCTGCCGCGCAGGCGTCGATTCCCGTGCCGATGAATAGCGCCGGGCCGATGGAGGTGCGTGTCGCCAACGATCAGGCCGTCGGTCAAGACCTCAAAGACCGTCGTTTAGCGGCCATTGCCACAGGCGGCATTGCTGCGTGACTAGGAAAACGCTTCAGGGCTTGGCATACTCGCGCAAAACAACCATCACGAGGCCAACCATGAAGCGTTTTGCCCTTGCCGCACTGCTCGCCGCACTTGCGGCCCCTGCCCTTGCCAACACTGACGACCTCGACCGCGGCGTGCGCGACGCGAATGCCGCGTACAACAGCGGCAGCAACGGCGAGGCGCTCGTGAATCGCGGAAAAATGTGTTATTCCGGCGTGGATGCGCACGGCGCGGGCGACAAGAGCGCGAGCGACCTGCTCGACTACTGCCTCGCATTCGAAATGGCTTCGGCCTCGCTCGTCAACAAGGGGCCGGCTGCGCGCCGCGAGGGCACCGAGCGCTATTTCACGCCGCAGGAAATCGTCGTGCGCTTGGTCTATAACCTCGAACGCACACGCGTGATTTCGCTTCCTGAGCAGGTCAATCCGTACATCGTGTCGCGCGCGAAGTACATCAATACGAAGCTCTAAGCCCGCTCTCCTAAGCCCGAACAAGCCCGCCGCGTGCGGGCTTTTTTGCGTCTGCGCGCATTAGGAAAAGGCCAACGCGCGCACGCGAAAACCGCACTTAGAGTCGTCAGGTAGTTTCTCAGACTCTAAGGTGAACCAATGACCGTATCGACGGGCGCTTATCTCCAGCAGCACTACAACCAGATCAAGTCCCTTGGCGACAAGAGCGTATCGAGCGATGCGCAATTCGTCATCAAGGGGTTCGAGGACTTGCGCCTCCTCACCAAGCAATTCCCGTGGCCGACGCTGACCTCGGCGGGCGAAATCGAAATCGCCGGCCCGCTTGGCATGACGCAGTTTCAGCCGCAGCAGGTCAAGATCGCGCAGCAAGGCCAGATGCAGTTCTATGAAACGCGCAAGGGCACCATTCAGGGGTTTCTCGAAAGGATCATCGCAACCGGTGGACGTTTCGACGCCGACGTGTACGAAGGCACGATGGACAAGTATCAGCGCATGTGCCCGATTATCGATTGCTTCCTGCAACTCGACAATCCAGACCGCGACTGGGAAAACCGCAGCCAGATCACCACGATCAGCGGCACGCTGTTTTTCCACTACTTCGGCGAAACGCAGCCGGGTAACGCCGCGTAAGGGCCGCCATGACGCTGCAAGACCTCGCGGCGTCCTGCGAATGGAGTTTCGGCCTCGTGTTGAGCGAGGCCGATCAACAAAAGCAGGCGATCAACGCCACGCGCTTCTATCTCGGATGGGGAACCCTCGCGAGCATGGAGCCGGTCGACCCGCCCGAACCGCCGCCGCCCGTGCTGTACGACCCGCTGCTTGGCTGGTATGGCGGCGTCTATGGCGGCGAGTACATCGCAGTGGGCATGCCGACGCAGTGCCCCGCGCCACCCGTGCCCGATCCTCCGCCCCCGCCCGTCGAGCTATCCCTGTCGACGGATATCACCTACAGCGAATGGGCGCTGATTCGACCGCTCTACATGTTGTACATCGAGCGTGAGAACGCGCGCGCGCTCGAAGCGACGCGCATGCAGGGCGTGGACGTGTACGGGCGCGACGTGGCGAATATCGAGCAGGACATTCGCCAGTACGAGGAGACGGACCTGCCGCGCCTCGCGTTCGAACAAGACGCGACGACTATCTGATGCTCAACGTCAACGGCCTGCGCGGCGACCTCGTGATTTCGGCGGACCTGCGCTATGACCTCGCGCCGATTCCGCTCACGTTCGAGGCCAATGTCCGCCTCACGCAACAGACCGCGGCGGATTTTCAGGACGGCGCGCTCATTACCGTCAACGAGGTGCCGTTTCGCATCATCAAGGCGGTGCCCACGCGTAATGCCGGCGTGCAGGGTAAGGAGCCGATTTCCGCGGTGCATGTGACCGCGTTCCCGGATAGCGTCGTTGCGGTTGCCAAGCGCCGCTCGACCGCGGTCGTGTTCCAGAACGCGAGCCTTGCCGGCATCTATCGCGCGTGCGGCGCGAGCGCCCCGCTTGTGG